CCGATCCTGCTGAACCAGCACTTCCAGACGAACCTGCTGACCCTGCACTACCTGCACTACCTGCTGAACCAGCACTTCCTGATGAGCCTGCCGATCCTGCTGAACCTGCTGACCCTGCACTACCTGCACTTCCAGACGATCCTGCTGAACCAGCACTTCCTGATGAGCCTGCCGATCCAGCACTTCCAGACGATCCTGCTGAACCTGCTGAACCTGCTGATCCAGAACTTCCAGATGAACCAGAAGAAGCATAAGTTAATCCAGAAGATCCTGCAGTTCCAGACGAACCAGAACTTCCAGCGGATCCCGCACTCCCTGCACTTCCAGCGGACCCTGCTGAACCTGCTGACCCTGCACTACCTGCACTTCCTGCTGACCCTGCCGACCCTGCACTTCCAGATGAACCAGACGAACCAGAATCTCCAGGTATTGAAAATGCCACCATAACTTCGTCACCATTTTCAAAAGTTGTGGCGTGTCCGCTATCTGCAATACGATAAGCAGTAAAACTACCATAAGTAGAATCATTGTATAATGCAGAAGTTACTCTGAATACAACAAATTTAGTATCATCTCCTCTTTTATAAACACCAACGAGTGCTTCCCAATCATTACCTACTCCAAAAGTATCTGGTCTTACTGCACCTGTCCATAAATTGTACATTTCATGACAGGCTGTACCATTCTTATCAAGACCATCTAAAGTAACTCTATTTAACGATGCCCAACTAGAAGTTCCTGCAGTAACATTAAATCTTATTTTTCCTGATCCTGGATCAGTTGTTTGGGTAGTATCATTGTCGTATATCATCGACATTCCGACCATCGCATCAATACCAGATGATCCTGCGGTTCCGGACGAACCAGAAGTACCTACTGTTCCTGAAGATCCTGACGAACCAGCGGTTCCAGATGTTCCTGATGTCCCAGACGATCCTGAAGTCCCAGATGTTCCTGACGAACCAGATGTTCCAGAACTACCTGAAGTTCCTGACGAACCAGAAGTTCCGCTTGTGCCTGAAGTTCCAGATGTCCCAGATGTTCCTGACGACCCAGACGATCCTGACGACCCAGATGTACCTGTAGTTCCTGACGACCCAGATGTACCTGAAGGACCTGTATCTCCATCAACTCCTGAAGTTCCAGATGTTCCTGACGAACCAGAAGTTGCAGAAGAACCAGATGTTCCAGAAGTACCAGAATCACCAGTTCTTGCAAAAGTAGCAACAAGTTCATCGTTATTTGAAAAGTTATTTAAGGAAGAACTTAGATATGAAACATTAACATAATACCATGAAGGATTAGAAGTTTCTATATCATTAATTGTGTATAGAAAAAATTCATTGGGATCTGATTTAGAATATATTCTTACATGACCTTTTGGAGTAGAAGAAGAATCATCAATCGTCTGTAGAAAACCATCAATCGTAGTACCATCTTGATCGGTATCACTTATTCTTAATCTATTAGCATCATTGGGATATGTGTAAGTACCAGAAGATAATGTAAATCCTAATTTACCTGTTCCTGGATCATTCGTATCTTGTGCAACATTGTAATTATATGCGAATGAAGCACCACCGAAACCACCATCTTGTCCAGAAGATCCAGATGTACCTACTGTTCCTGAAGATCCAGATGTACCAGAACTTCCAGCGGATCCAGCACTTCCAGACGATCCAGAAGTTCCAGTAGAACCTGACGACCCAGAAGAACCTGAAGTTCCTGCTGAACCACTTGTTCCTGACGATCCTGAAGTTCCATCTGCTCCAGACGATCCTGATGTCCCAGACGAACCAGATGTTCCTGTAGTTCCTGACGATCCTGAAGTTCCAGAAGTTCCGCTTGTGCCTGAAGTTCCAGATGTGCCAGATGTTCCTGACGACCCAGATGTACCTGTAGTTCCTGAGGATCCTGCTGAACCAGCACTTCCAGATGATCCTGAGGTCCCAGTTGAACCAGACGATCCTGAAGTACCAGCGGTTCCAGAATTTCCTGATGAGCCAGACGATCCAGCACTTCCAGATGATCCTGCTGATCCAGAACTTCCTGCACTTCCAGCGGATCCAGCACTTCCTGCACTTCCTGCTGACCCTGCACTTCCAGAAGATCCATGAGTTCCTAAAAACGTCCCATCAACACCAGACGATCCAGATGTTCCTGCTGAACCAGTTAATCCGCTAGTTCCTGTAACACCAGAAGTACCTGAAGTTCCAGCACTTCCTGCTGATCCAGAACTTCCTGCTGATCCTGCTGATCCAGAACTTCCTAAAAGTTCTCCATCAACACCAGATGTTCCATCAGTTCCAGAAGTACCTGAAGTTCCTCCGCCTCCACCGCCTCCTGCTTCACCCCATCCAGAAGCACCTGAAACTCTTGTAGCAGTTTGAGTTGCTTTTTTACTGACTTTCTTAATTACATCTTTTAAATTATCTACTTCGATTTCAAGTCTTGTAACTTCAGCATCATCACCAGGATCACCTTTTTCCCCTGCAGGACCTATAGGACCCACATCCCCTTGATCACCTTTAGGTCCTTGAACCCCTTGAGGCCCAATTCTCCCATCAGTTCCAGGTTCACCCTTAGGTCCAGGTAATCCTTCTAATCCTCTTTCTCCCTTTACACCTCTGGGACCTTGAGTCCCTTTAATCTCAAGAACTTTAACTTTTTCACCTGTTACAGGATCTAAAATTTCTTTTACATCCTCAACAATTTCTTCTTTAGTTTTTTTAAGTTCTTTTTTAGTATATGCAAGAGAAGTGGCTAACGCCTTACTTACATCTAAATCTTTTTGATCGTCTTTCATTTACCATTTCTACAAATCAATCTACAAACTTATCATCATCTTCTAATACAGAAAAGAGAATATCATTAACTTTATCCTTAACCTTTGCTTCTTTTTGTGCAAATTCGAATTTTTCTTCTATTTTCTTATCGATATCTTCTTCATTGATAGTTTGTTTATTATTCGTATCTATTTCTACAGAGTTGAATTGCATGTCTTCCTCACCAGAAAATCGAGGATCATCAATTTCTTTTTGCATTTGCTCATCATTAGTTTTTACTTCATCATCAGTCATCATAAGAACATGTTTTCGTATATATTCGTGAGAATAATACTTACCAGCATAATCTTGTAAGTCTCTAAGAATATTTAACCTGTCTTGGAGAAGTTCGCCTTGTTTGATTTCTGCAAAATGACTGTCATTTTCAAATTCATAAAACACATCATTCTTAATGGATTTCCAATCATCTCTTGACATTATACCTTTAAGAGTTAATTGTCTTTCCATAATTTCATCAAACATTAAACTAAATCTACTTTGAAGTTTATTGACAAAACGTGTAAATTTAACTTCATCTCTAGAAATTTCAGTTGCACGGCCAATTGTATAATTTGCTTCTGATTCAAGTCTTGAAATAGGAACACCTAATGATTTATAAAGTTTTTTCTGAAAATAAAGAACATCTTCAATATCTCCGAGATTTTGTCCTCCAGGTAGTGTAGAAATTTCTGTTCCTCTACCACCTTCTCTACGAGGCATCCAATAATCTTCAAGCATTGACATATGCTTTCTATCATCTCTAACTTCACCGGTGTTTGCATCATATACAAGTTTATTTTTGTAACGAGTCATCAAATCACGCATATATTGTTCTGCTTTTAATTTAGGCAGATTACCAACATCAACATAAAAAATTCTTCTCTCTGGTGCCCTTGAAATTCTATAGATCACAAGAGAATCTTCAATCATTCTTAACTGATTTAATGGCTTGATTGCTTTGTGTAGGTAGGACAAAACTAATGAACGTGTACTATTCATTAGTCCTGAATGAGTATAAACAATGGAATCTGGTGAAATTTTTAATCCAGCGGCGGCACTTGTAAAAGCGGTGCCCATAGTTTGACCCTGAGACTGATAAATTCCTTTTTGATTATACACATAATATTCCTGAACGGTTGTCTTAGTTTTACCGTTAGGTTGTCTTTCTTTTTTCTTTTCACGAATTTTCTTTATTTTTCTTGGATCTAATACTCTTAATTCGTGAATACCTTGTTTCATGTTATTTTCATCAACAATAACGTGATAGAAAACTCTACCATCAACATACCATCTTCTGAAAATATCATGTCCTAGGTTCTGTAGGTCTAACAGTTTACTTATCTGTTTAAACTCTACTCTTATTTTGTCTCTGATAGGTTCAGAAACATTTAAATTATCTACGTTGATTCTTACAACGGGTTTTTCTTTTGTGGTTACAACCGCTTCATTGATTATATCATCAATGGCATTTTCGACTTCTGCTTGAAGTGCCATGTCACGATATCTGTTTATTAATTCAGATTCGCTTTTTATAGCACCTTCAGTATCAACATATGTTCCATATGCACCACCTGATGCAACGGTCAATGCTCCATCTTCATACTCTGCTTCAGCAAAAGTCTGAACCTTTACGTTCTTATCTTCTTTTCTTCCGATTGTAAAACCAAATAAATCAATAGGCATGTAATTTCCTGAATGCGAGTGAACAATATAGTTATACTAATTTATATTTATTCACTCGCTAAACCAGAAAATATAATAAAAATGTGATCAAATTATGTGACTTGTACAGGCTTATAAAATCTCAGGTCCATTAATTACTCCAGGTTTTACTCCGAAAGTAGGACTCTGACTAGGTTGTTCCCTTGACCAGAAATCATATGAAAATGTTACAGTATATTCCTCTATTGTATCATTATCGCCCCAATCTAGAGTGATTTCTGATATGTCAGTAGGAAACATATTATGGAAAAAATATGTAACTGTATTATTGTTTGTTTTTCCATATTGCTTAACCTGCCCTTTTCCAACATAACCCCTGGATCCTGTACCAGTTCCTCTAAGATTTGTTGAATGATCATTAATTTTATTCATCCAATCCTCAAACTGTCCTCTAATTGCAAAAGTTTCATCATTAATTACTGTTACAGTCCATTCTGGGAATGTTCTGTTTCCAGCAAATTTAACTTCTCTACCAAAATAAGGAACGATAATAGTTCCAATAGTTGCTCCTGGTATAGAACTACCTTTTGCGAACAGATTGAGTTTTTCAAAATTAGCAACATCACCGGTGAAACCAGAAATTTCAACTTCAAATAAATTAGGTCTTTGACCATCGTACTCCATGGCCTGACGAAAATTCGCTATATTAAAAGCCATATTTTTTCTCCTTAAACTGCGTTAACCACTTCAGAAAATTCTACTCCGGAAGCCACGGCAACAAAGTTTAATCCTATGAAGTTAATTGATTTAGTGGGTTTGACAAAAATATCTCCTCTAAACTCATTTCTATTTATAACAGCAGGTGTATTATTTGTCTGGTCACATATTACTCTAAACTCTTCAATACCTCTTCGTCCTTGAATATCTCTCAAGAAAGGTTCAATTATTGAAACAAAATTCAAACGAGTAAAATCATCATTGAATTCGAATAAAAG